CGTAAAGGCTCCCCACCTTAGGGGCTAGCGTTACGGGGTGATTGTGGCGATTTTTCGTCGCGGTCACTCGAACCCTTTGTTCACTTTCCAGTGAATTAGGGGCGTTTATCGCCTGTTTGCTTGAGGGCATGCAGACGATATGAACTTCTCGAAGGCTTGTCGGCCATTCGGGAAGTTGTTGTAGAAGTCCGGGTCGAACATCCGGCTTCCCAACTTACGCGCTACTACATTAACCAAATGTAGTATCGGTTTCGTCAATGGGTCTCCCATGAGAACCCCTTGGCGAAGGTACACTGCGTTCACACCGTCATGGTGCGTCGGTGTACCGTGTTCTTTCAAGGCTCCTGTGGCCTGGAAAAGAACCATTCGCCCACTGAAGCAAGTTTTCTTGACCAGTGAGCGGAGGAGGGTAGGGATGCCACATTTCTGCATCCAGACCCCCCCTAACAGTGATGCCACTTCATGTTGCATCCTGTCAGTCGCCTCCTCATAGTCCGTTGAGACCATGTAGAGGTCACGAAGTGTATCTGTCCTTTCGACATAACCTTCGTATGCTGTTTCCTCCCTCTCCAAGAGAGAGAAAACAGTCTCCTCATTTGCTGCCTCGTGTAGGCAGTTAAAGAGGTTCCATCCGTGATTGGAAGCTCCCATCCCGGATGTGCTGCTCATGATCCCCTTCTTTAGGGGCTCTGAACAGATCTTGTTCACAAGGTCAAGCACGACCTTGAGACAAGCACGAGCCTTGGTAACCGTTCTGGCTTTCCCAGGCTCTTTTATCATCGTTAGGAAGGCCAACTTAAGGTCTTCTAACGGTGTTCGGAGAGTATGATCCAAACAGGACCAAAATACGTACTCCCCGATGGAGTCGAAGTCGGAGAGTGATCTCCAACATTCGATCTCACCGGTCTCCAGATCCCTTACGGGAACCTGGTGGCCGGATTCCGCCGATGCGATCAGTTCCCTGACCGCTTCGATGGTTCCTCCTTCTCGTCGGGTTTTCTCCCACGAGGATGAGGTTGTCACCGTTACTCTGGCTTTTGTGGCCAGCCCGGTGAATGCCTCGGCTGGAAGGTCACGAATGACCTCGCCGAGAGCAGCCGAAATCAGAGACCTAGTCGTAGGACTCAATTTCGGCCCTGCAACCGATATCGTCGAGATAAACTTCGACTTGGATTGCAGGATGACGAGAGGCGGCGGAGTTCCCGCCCCCCTCGTCTGGGACAGGATCCCTGCCAGCATGGTGCGGCGGGGTCCTGTCGACGATTCGAAACGTTTGTAGACGTTTGCGAATTGCCTACACCACGGGGGAAGAGTTTTCAACCCTCGGGGTGAGTCCATGGGCTCTCCTCTATGGGAGAGTTCCTTGAACAATTTCCTCGTTGCCTTTAATTGGGCATACGCGGAAGTGAGGGAGAGTGACTTGACAGTCAGCTCCCCATCAAGGAATTCATCCCCAAGTAAATTGGAGATGTTTCCTAGGGTGAACAGGTCATATCTTGACCATGTCCATACCTCTTCGGGATACGCCAGATACCTCTGGACGAATATCCCGTCTACAGTCTTAAGGAGCTCAATGAGCCTCTCAGACCGTGCCTTCAGCGACTTCCGTTCTTCGGGGTCGCTGAAGTATGCATTTACCTGTGCACTAGACATGCACGGGTCATGCTTTCCCTTGACGTACCGGTTTAACCGGTACCTCAAGGACCGAGCCCAGGGCCTCCTTTCGGGGTGCTCCGGGTCGTTGCACATTCTCTTGAGGGCAATGCCCCAATGAGTGTGTTCGTAGACCACGTGAAGTTTTACTTCCGGGTCTGCGATCGCCGAGAACCTTATATGGTTCTTAGCGTGACCCCTCCATCCCTTTCCAAGGAGACGGGGGGGTAGCGGGTCCTGGAGACGTATTCCGTCCCCGGACCAGACAATGATATCCGCACCCTCTCGGTGTGCGGACTCATTGAATACAGCGGCTGCCTGGATCTTCCAGGGGTCGCTGTAAGAGATACGCATGAGTTTCTTTCTCATGTGTATCTGACGGCCTGCTCCTGGAGGTT